AATACCAAATTGGAAGAAGAAAATTATGCTAAAACTATTGAATTGTCTGATAAGAAAGTTGATGCCAAAGAGGTTGAAAGAATAAAGTTAGAAGAGAATATTAGAAAAGTTTTTGAAGCCAATAAAAGAACAATTATCGCAGAAGTTGGTGATGAAAAGAAAAGAACTGAATTATTAAAGGCTAATGAAGATGCTTATACCAAGTTTTTACAAACAGAATTAGAAAGAAGACGACTTGATATTGAAATAGCAACAAAAGAAAGATTACAAATTCAAAAGGACTTAAATAAAACTTTATTACTTGAAGAAGCCGCTTTACAGACAGAGATTAGATTTGGAGATGGGGATACAAGTGATACTAAAATCGCCAACGATAATAAAGTCCTTCAAGCAAAAATCAAAAACCTTGAAACTTCCCAATTAAGAAGTGATGTTGATAATCGTGTTTCTTTAAGAAAACAAGTGGAGTTTTTTAATGAAAGACAAAGATTGACCGAAACTTTTATTCAACAAGAAAATAATTCAAATAAATCTGCAGCCAAAGCAGAGTTGGATAGGTTGTTGTCTTTGGAGATACAAAAATACGAAATTACAAAAGATTATGCTATTAGAACTGATGAGGAAACAGGAAAGATTAGTGTAAGAGTAAATACTGGATTTGACGTTCAAGAATTACAAAGGATACAGAATAATCTTGAAAAAAGATTAGAAATAGAAACGGATGCCGCCAAAAAATCTAATATTGAAACACAACTTATACAAACAAAAGGTGATTTAGAAGTTGCAAAAAAACGTGAAGAAAATGCCATTCTTATTGAGAAAAACTTAAATACAGTTAAAGAAAACTTAAATCAGGAGTATAACCAAAAATTACTTACTTCAACAGCAGAGACAGATGAGAAATTAAAACAATTACAGATTACCACAGACAATCAAATCTTTCAAGCAAGAATTGATAAGTTAGATGAATATTTAGAATATGCGTCTCAAATCTACAATCAACTTTCAACAACCATTTCTTTATTTCAACAAAATCAGTTAGATAATCAAGAACAACAATTGGACGCTTATTTGTCTTATGAAGAAACAAAATTACAACAACAATTAGATAATAGAATTATTACACAAGAAGAATATGATGCTCGTGTAAAACAACTTGAAACAAAAAGAGAACAAGATGAATTAAAACTTGCAAGAAAACAATTCAAGACCAAAAAGGCTTTGGATATAGCAGGAGCCACTATTGATGGGGCAAGAGCCACTTTATCGGTGTTTGCCAATACACCAGGTGAATTGATTATTAAAACAATCGCAGCATCAATAGCAGCCGCCTTTTCAGCAGCCCAAATCGCCCTAATTGGAAGACAACAATTTAAGGCAGCAATCGGGGGTATTGTTCCTGGTAATGGTAGTGGAAATATGGATAGTGTTGATGCTAAATTGGCACCTGGTGAAGCAATCATCAATTCCAATTCTACATCAGCATTTCTACCCCTTCTTTCTATGGTAAATCAATTAGGAGGTGGTAAATCACTTATGCCTGACTTACCTGGTGATAATGGTGTAAATCGTTTCCAACCTGTTTATTCACAAGGAAACAATCAACCTGTTAGAGCCTACGTTGTATCAAGTGATATTGAAAATAATATAGGTAAAATGGAAAGAATTAGACGCTCAACGAGGTTTTGATTTTACAAAATAAACCCTAATGATATTTATATATATATGGAAAATGAGGAATTAGTATTTTTACTTGAAATAGATGAAAAAAATGAGGAAAGTGGAATGGATATGTTGTCTTTTGTTTCCAAGCCTGCCACGCAAGTTAAATGGGAGTATTTCCAAGAACAAGAAAGTTTTAATGATTACCCCAAAGCAGCCTCTGAAAACGCCTGTAAAGTCCTTGAATGGATTGATGAGTATGGTAGAGATGAGGTTGAGGGAATGGAATTAACTGGTTTGAATAGAGCAAATCAATTATGTAAAAGAGAAAGAATATCAAAAGATACAATCGCTCGTATCGCATCTTTCAACAGACACAGAAAGAATAGTGAAATTGACCCTGATTTGAAAGGAACGCCTTGGAAAGATAAAGGTTATGTTGCTTGGTTAGGTTGGGGTGGAGATGAAATGGTTGATTGGGCTATTCGTAAGATGGAACAATTCCGTAGAGAACAAAAAATGGGACATCAATTCACAGATATAAATGATGAGAAAAGAATTGTGATGGCTCCTGTAATGTTGGCAGACACAAAGATAGTTAGACACTCCAACGAGATTGGAAAATATTATGTAAAATTCACACCTGAAACTATTGAAAAGATGATGAGAAAATACTTTGTTGATGGTAAAATCAATAACGTAAATGTAAATCACGAACAGGGAGAAAAGAAAGATGATATTTATATGATTGAAAGTTTCATCGTAGGAGACAGAACAAAGAGTATGGTATTTTCTGATATTCCTGATGGTTCTTGGGTGGCTTCTTATTATGTAGGAAATGATGAGATTTGGGAAAAAATTAAATCAGGTGAATATAATGGGTTTTCTTTGGAAGGTTCATTTTTTCAAAAAATAGAAGATGATTATATCCAAAGAACTTATGAAAGGTTAAAAACCATAATTGATGGTGATGGAACTGATGAAGAGAAGGAAAGTCAAATCAAAGAATTATTAAATATCAAATGAAAAATATTTGGAACGCAATTGGGTTGTTTTTAACACCCGTAATCCCCATGCTCGCAGTTTGTTTTATGATTATCATTATTGATACAATTACAGGTAGAAAAGCAGCAAAGAAAAATAAAGAAGAAATCACAAGTCGTAAATTTAGATTAGGTTTTGTATCCAAAGTAATAACTTATTTCGCAGTTATACTTATGGCTTATTTTACCGATTATTTTATTCTAAATGAAATCACAAGAAATTATGTATGGTTTGATTACTTATTCACTCGTTTTTGGGTGGGTGTTTTAATCTATATTGAATGGACTTCAATAAACGAAAACATTAAAGTAATTAAAGGATTTTCAATAAACGAAAAAGCAGGACAACTAATAAAAGGAGTTAAAGAAGTAGTTAAAGATTTAACAACGATTAAACAACAATAAACAATAAATAATTAAAGAAAAAAAAGTATGAGTAAATCTAACATTTTACAAAAAATTAGACAAATCTTTATGGAAGAAGAAACCATAGTAGAAAACTCGTTTGAAGATGGCATGATGCCAGTTAAAGACGATTACAAAAATGAAATCACATCTAAACTTGTAGATGGGACTGAAGTTAAAATCTTAACCAAAGGTGAAGCAGTTTCTGTTGGTGATATGGTTTTGGTTAAAGTTGGTGAGGGTTACGAGAAAGCACCTGAAGGACAGCATGAATTAGAAGGAGGACTTGTAGTTTATGTTGATGCTGATGGTTTTATCAACGAACTTGAAACTAAAGAAACCGAAGAAGAGGATATGGAAAATAATGAAATGGAAGAACTATTTGGTATGATTGAAAAAATGGCTGATATGGTAAAATATCTTAAAGAACAAATTGTCGGTCTTAAAAGAGTAAATCAATCATTAGAAGAAAGATTTGAGAAATTTTCAAACGAACCTGTAAGCGAAAGTTTTACAGAACAAAATAAACCCCGAATTACAACTAATTCAACAAGAGAAGAGAGGCTTAAATTCTTTTCAGATAGAAAATAAAATAAACTAAAAAAAACAAAAAATTATGTCATTAAACGTTGCAGGCCTTACGGCTTACGTAAATCAAGAAAGATTACCGTTAATTAGAAAAATGGTATTAGAAGGAAGAACTCCAAGTTGGGTTACAGTCGTTCCTGATGTGAAATCAAGTGCATCTATTAACATACTTGATACAACATTAAATTTACAAACTGGAAATTGTGGTTGGACTGATAGTGGTTCTACAATCTTATCCCAAGTAAATTTGAATGTTTGTGTATTAAAATATCAGGAGAGCCTCTGTTTAGATACTTTAGAGCAATTCTACTTACAGGCACAAATGAACCCTGGCTCATACAATAAAGAAATTCCTTTTGAAGAGATTTTTGTATTAAATAAAGTGGAGAACATCTCTAAAACTTTAGACCAAATCTTATGGCAAGGTTCTACAACTACTGGAACAGGAAACTTGGCACTTTGTAATGGTTGGATACATTTAGCAAACACAACTTATTCAGGTTCAGTTGTTAATGGAAACGTAACATCAGCAACAGCAATCACAGCAGCAAACATTATCAGTTTAGTTGATAATGCTATTTCTGTAATTCCTGCAGATGTAACAGCAAGAGAAGATTTGGTTTTATATTGTGGTTATGATTTCGCAAGAACTTATCAATTAGCCTTGAGAAATGCGAACATCTTTAATTACCCTTCAATTGAAAATGGTAATAGAGATTTCATCTTAACTATTCCAGCGTCTAACGTAAGATTAGTAGCACAAGCAGGATTGAATGGAACTAACAAGTTCTTCATCTCACCAATAAGCAATATGTATATGGCTACAGACCTTATGTCAGACTGGGAGCAATTTGAGATTTGGTTCTCACAAGATTTCCAATCAGTTAGAACAAACGCTCGTTTTAAGTCAGGTGTAAATTTTGCATTCCCATCATTCGTTGTATATTTCAAATTGTAATCATATAACAAAGATATAAAAAAATGGGGGATATAACCAAAATCCCCCTTAAAAAAATAAACAAAAATAAAAAAAATAAATTATGAGTTTTAATTGTTCGTTAAGTCAAGGAGCAGTTTTGGGTTGTCAAACAATCGGTGGAGTTGAAGCGGTTTATTTGGGGAATTGGGAAGCAATTTCAGCATTTACTCAAGACGCTTGTGGGATTATCACAGGTTTAACCCCGTCTGTAGCCCTTACAGCATATACATTTGAGACCGATATTGAAATGGTAGGTCTTACTCAAGAAGGTTCGTTTTCCAGAGAAAATGGAACGGTATTTTTTGATACTAACCTAACAATCAGATTGGTTGATTTAGATTGTAATAAAAGAAATAACCTTGTAGAAATCGCAAGAGCCCCGATGTTCGCCGTAATAAAAGCGAATAGTGGAACATATTTTTACGCGGGTATTGAAACTGCTGGTAGAGCATCTGCAGGAACAGCAAGTTTAGGTCAAGCATTAGGTGATTTCAACGGGGTAGAATTAACTATCAACTGGAAATCAGCAAATGGTGTGTATGTCTTAAATCCAGCATTAGTTGGAACTACAATCACTATTATCTAATTTCTCCTCACTTTGAGGTCTATTAAGCCCCCTTATTATAGGGGGTTTTTTTTATTCATACCAACTTTCATAAAAATCACCAGCCTCAATAATTTTACCGATTTCTTCGTGGTCTATTTTAACACAAGGAGCGTATCCAACAATCCATATATTATCATCAATCACTTCATTTTCCTCATCAAAAGCAAATACAGAACAATTGATTACACAATTACCTTTGTGTTTATCGTAGTAGTTTGAGATTGCTTCTCGTAGTGCTTGTAGTTCTTTACTTTCTTTTCTTTTTTTCATTTGTTCTTGTTTTAATTATTTCTATAAAGATAATACTTTTTTTCTAATCTGCCAAAACTTATTTACATCCAGTCATCATAATCATCATTATAGATGGTTTCCATAATGTCTCCAAAGGTTTCATCAAGTTCGGTATAAAAACTATTTATTTGGGACTGAATGTATCCTATTGGAATTGGTTTTACGTCTTCCACAGTCCAATCTTGGTGGTTAAACAAAGCAACGACATATCCTTTGTCGTTTAGTAATTTAATCAATTCGTTTGTCGTCATAATTCTTATTTTGAGGTATAATCACCAGTTGTTAAATCAAATGAACTTGCCAATCCAAGAATAGCCCAATATGTTTTGTTGTCTAATACAGTATCAACAAATCGGATTTCTCTTTCATCTGTATCAAGGATTAGTTCCCCATCAAATTCACCTTTTTTGTTTATCCAATCCCAACCATAAATACCTCTTTGAGATAGTGAATATGGTTGTTCCAATAAAGCCGAGATGTGTGATACTAATTCAATAATTTTTTCTGTTTTCATAATGTTTCTGTTTTTAATTGTTTTACAAATATACTAATTCTATTTTAATCTGCAAAAATTATCTTTCATAATCTTTAATTTTTCCTTGTATCAATAATGATGATAATAAGGCTGCGACTTGTTCCTCATTTAAGATTTGTGCTAAAGCCCATACATCAGTATCTTCTGAACTTACGATAATTTGTTTTGGTATTTCCATTTTGTTCTGTTTTTAATTGTTTTACAAATATACTAATTCTTTTCTAATCTGCCAAAATTATTTTTGAAAAAATCTTTCAATAACATTTACGAAAATCAATTTGTTATTGTCCTCATATTTGTATGCAGATGCTTTGTAAGAATAACCCTTTGATGTTCTACCACTTGCATCCATAACAAAATCTAATTCAACATCAAATAAATTAGGAATTACAGATGGTCTTTTACCTTTGGAAATCATTTGAATTGATGAACCTACAATAAATTCAGCAATAGTGGTATTCATATTTTGTGAGTTAATCACATTTGGATTGATTTTATCAACGATTGTAATTGCGTTAATTTTGGTGTGTGGGTTCAATTTAATTTTTTTCATAGTTTCTGTTTTTGATTACCTTACAAAGATACAACTTTTTTTCATTCCACCGCTATTATTTACAAAAAAAATAAAAAATATTTAGAGTATATGATTTATATAAATAACTTCACAGCAAGCACGATTGATTTGACTTTGTATGAGACAACCACTTTAACGGGGTCTCCAATCAATTATGTTCTAAAATTACATTCTAATTTAGTTCAGTCAGAGAATTACTATCTTTTAACGGGGGATACATCGTTGAACCCATATAGATACAATCAATATAATATTGACGTGACTTCAACTTTATCAGGACATACCGAAACTTTTGACTATTCTGTTTATCAAATATCAGGAACTACTTATCAAGTTTCAGGATTAACAGACAATAATATAGTGGAAACTGGTTTGGCCCAACTTATACCAAGTGGGACAACCCAAACACCATCATTCACAAGTAATAACCAAGAATACTTTTTTAACTAATTATGGAAGAAAACAAAACAATACCATTAAGGATATTTAACTTTGATATGTCTATTGAACCACCTATCAATAGATTTACAAAAAAAGGTGAATATAGATTTTTAAGTTGGGGTGAAAATAATGTTTATCCCGAACTTTTATTATCTTTGTATGAAGCAAAGGGCTCACCACTCCACAAGAGTTGTATAAACAAGAAAGTTAAATTATCAGCAGGATTTGGTCTTAAACAGATTATCTCACCCGAGTTGTTGTCCTATGTTGAGGATACTGATTTGGAGTTGTTATTTCGTTTTATTTCAAGGGATTTTGAAATATTCAACGGATTTTCTTTTGAGGTTATTTGGAACAGAGAAGGAACAAAGGCTAAATTACATTATGTTCCAATTCATACTTTAAGATTTGGTTTAGATGAAACAGGAAAAGAAGTTTCTGACTATATGTGGTATTCTAAAAATTGGGGTGATTTTAGAAAAAAAGAGTATGAACCAGTATATATCAAAAGATATGAACCAGAAATTAAAAATGAAAAAACAATTTATTATTATACTGAACCAAATGCTAATGGATTTGATTATTACCCATCACCATCGTATTCTACTGGATTAAATTATATTTCGTTGGATTATGAAATATCACAATATCATAAGAACTCTTTGGCTCAAGGTTTTCAACCATCGTTTATGATGTATTTTGCAACAGGAATACCCGAGAAGGAAGAACAGGACTTGTTCCACAGGCAGTTTATGAAAAACTTTCAAGGGGCTCAAAACGCAGGTAAGATACTTTTATCGTGGGGTAGT